GCTCTGACAACATCACCACCCCGGTCGACATCAGTTCCGAGAGCGCGGTCTGGAGCATGGCAAGGCGCAGCACATCGATCCGCGTCACCGTCGCCGGGATGGTGATCGGCGGGGTGAACGCGGTTGCCTGCGTGTAAATGCCGGCGAGATCCGTGCCGGTGCCACTGCCGTTCAGAAGCTGGTTTTCTTCGACCAGCGCCAGGCCGTAGCGCAGGCGCCCGTCGATGTAGGACTGAAGCATCGGTACATCGTCGAGGATCTGACGGGTCGCCAGAACCCAGTGGGCAATGGTGGTGACGTTGCTGGTCAGGACATCGAACTTGATGTCGGACTGGGGCTTGGCCGGGCCCGTGGTTTCCGAAACGGTCGCGGCCGAATTGGCGTAGCCCGTTTCCTTGACGTACTGGACCGAATTGCTGGCCGTCCGCCCCGGGGTCAGGAGGTCGCGCACCGTCAGACGGCGCTGGCCGGGCATGATGATGCCAGGGGCGCGGTCGGCAACAATGAGGTCACCGGCCGAACCATTGGCATCGGTGGTGAGCGCAGAAATGATCGCCTTCACCTCGACGCTGGCGCGGCCGCGAACCGTGTTGTTGCCGAGGAAGGCCTTGATGGCTTCGTCAGCCACGACCTGCTCGCCGATGGTCTTGAACTCCGGCGATGCCTCATCAGCCACGCGGCGGGCAAGCTTCTGCTCGACTTCATCGAGCCGGGCCTTGGCTTCATTCAGCGCAGTCAGCGCTTCGTCGGCCAACTGCTTGGTGGCGTTGGACAGGTCTTCGCCGCGCTGCGCTTTGCCCAGCGCTTCTTCGGCAAGAGCCTTCACCTTGTCGTGCTTGCCCTCGAGATCGGATTTGATCTCGTCGTGGCGGGCATCGAGAATACCGCGCAGTTCAGCCTGCTTGGCATCAAGGGTCGATTTGACTTCACCAAGGCGCGCGTCGAGCACGCCTTTCACTTCGCCGGCAAGCTGCTCGGCGGTCTTCTGATCGCTCATGGTATTTGTCCTGTGTGGGAGTGGGTTCAGGCGCGAAGCTGCGCCTGCAAAGCCGACAGGAAGTCGGAAGGGGTGCTGCCAGACTCACTCCGGAACAGCGGCGCCAGGCCTTTGCCCGCGATTGCGGTGGCCTGGCTTTTCGAGAACCCTGCCTCACGCAGGAAATTCTCAAATTCGGGCAATTTCGGGAGCCGGCCGTCCTCAACGATCGATTTGACGCTGGTGATCACCGCGCGCTCGTTCATCGGGATGGTGACAAGGCTCACCTCGTAAAGGGCAAGTTCGAGGAGCTGACGGGTCTTGCCCACCAGCTGCTCGCGGATCGTGCGATAGCCAATCGAGAGGCCGCCGATCGCTCCGTCACGCACCAGCGCGTGGGCCTCCTGGCCAGCGCGCGAGGAGAGCGATATCTGGCCTTTCACGACCAGGCCGTCGCGGCTTTCGGCAAAGTCGGTCCAGACCCCGGCCGGGCGGGTCTGGTCGTGGTACATCAGCATCGGCACCGACTTGCGGCCCTTCAATGACCGGGCGAGCGCGCCGGGCACAATGACATCGCCGCCCGCATCAACATTGCCGTATCCAGCCGCGAGCCCCTCGATCTGACCGTCTTCAGTGACGGCCTTGGTATCTAGGACGAAATCGAGATGGTTCATGGGGCAACTCCGGGATCGGCAGGCGGCAGCGCTGCTGGGGGGCCAGTTCCAGCCTGCGTAATGGGTACGTTCTGCATCTGCATGCGGGGGACATCGCCGCCTTCGACCGGCGGCAGGTTTTCTAGGGCGCGGACCTCGTTGATGGTCATCACGCCGTTCGAAAGCATCTGCTGGTAGAAGGAGGCACGCGCGCCGCTGTCGCCGCGCAGCAGGCCTTCGAGGTTAAATTCTATGACAAGGCCGGCCTGTCGGTCGGCCGGCGACAGGAGCTGTTTAGCGAGCGCCTGCTCGATGCGCTTGAGACGGCGGCGCAGCGTGAACTTCTGAAACCCCAGCGTCTGCTGTTCGAGGCCCGTGCCCCAGCTGGTGGTCTTCTCGGTGTGCCCGACCATGAACGGCGGCACGCCGAAGAAACGGCAGACTTCCTCAACCGAGAAGGCCCGGCTCTGCAGCATCTGGGCATCTTCCGGGCTGATCGAGAGCTGGACCCAGTCCATCCCGCGATCGAGCAGCATGGGCCGCCCGGCATTGATCGCACCGGCAAACTTCTCCTGCAACAGTTCCTCGGCCATTTTGCGTTGGTCGAGGGTCAGCGTGTCGGCAGTCTTGAGGAGCCCAGAGGGGCGCACCCCGTTGCGAAACGTGTCGCCCGAGGCCCGTTCTATAGCCTGGGCCAGCCCGAAGGTCTGGCGGCCGAACGACAGGGTAGAGAGCCCTCCGAGCGGATTGCCGCCAAAGCCCCGGATGTGGAGCATATTGTCCTGGGAGGCTATCTGCCGGACGCCGCCATCCGACCACTCGTATTCAAGGCTACCGTCACGCAGGCGGCGCACTGTCATGAGTTCCGGCGCGATCGGGACGCTCAGCGCCACCACGCGGCCGTTGCTGCCCCGGATGATCTCGGCGTACGCATTGCCGTTCAGCTCAATGCAGGCGCAGATGAATTCCCAGAAGTCGACCGCGGTCTGGTCGGCATTCGGGCTGTCGTGCAGGATCCGGTAGAGCGGATGATCGGTTGCGACCGTCCGTGCACCACCCCGGGTGCGGTAAACCATGAGCGGCAGCGACGCGATCGTGCCGGCAAGTAGGTTGACGCAAGCCCAGGCCGAGGCGAGCCCCAGAACTGAGGTCGTCGAGACCACCTCGCCGGTTGTCGTCGTGCGACCACCCACCGCCTGCACCAGCCGTGGATCGGTGAGGCCGATAGAGCGCGCGATGTAGCCGAACGCCTTCTGGAAAATGTTCATGCCGTCAGGCTCTTCAGCCAGTCGTCAATGGAGCCGCTGGTGTCGCCCGCCATTGCCGCCCCCACTGCCATGCACAGCGCGACGGCTGCGTCGATTTTGTTGATGGCCCGCTGCTTGGAGAGCCATTTGTTGTCCCAGCGGTCGGTCTCGGTGACTGCCGACATCATTGCGGAAATGAGAACCGGATTACGCTTCAGGCGGATCCGGCCCTCTAGGATCAGTTCTTCCAGATGCCGGAGCGAACCCGGCATCCAGAGACCTTCGCTCATCTCGCCAGCAGGCTTGGCGCGCTTCGTTCCGCCCTGCGGGTGTTCGACAAAGGTCAGGTCTAGGCCAAGCTCGGCAACTTCCTCCTCGAACCGGCGAAAGGCGTAGCGATCGTAGGCCACCGCCTCGACCCGATAGTCCGAAGCCATCTCAGCCAGAGCCTGCGCCACATGGCGAAAGCTTATGTTCTCGCCGGCTGGCGCGTTCAGGAAACCGTCGGCAACCCAAAGGTCGTATGGCTGTTTATCCCGCAAGCTGCGGGCAGCGAGCGTGTCGCCGGGCGTCCAGACTTCGACCCAGGCATCAAAGCAGGGTTTGCCATCCTTCTCGCCGCTGCACTGAACCGCCGCCAGTGCAGTCAAATCCCGGTTCTGACTAAGGTCGAGCCCAAGCCAGACGGACTGACCTGCCTTGGGTTCGAACTCCGCCAGCAGCGGCTCGAGCGTCGCCCGAGCCATCCAGGTGGTCTCAGCGTCGGTCCAGACACAAAAATGAAGCCGCAGGATCCCGTTCAATTGCCCCGGGATGGCTTTTGCCTGGGCCACGACTTCCGAGAGGTACTGCTCCGTGATCGTCACCCCCAGCAGCGGGTTCGCCTTGATCCAGCAACTGGGGTCGTTCAGCGGATCATCGCCCTCATCAAGCGCGCAGACGTAACTGAATGTTGTGTCGTCGATGACCTGACCCAGAAATGTCGGGTCCGTCACCGCATCGGGATTACCGGCCGCCACCCGGACCGCGTGTTCGTGTTCCTCCCATGCGACGGAATTGCGGTCCGAACCCGAATTGGTGATCATGAACAGCAGCGGATCGCGGCGGAACTTGAAGCCGCGCTCCAGCATCTCGATGATCGAGCGGTCCGGTAGCTCGTGAACCTCGTCCGCCAGTACGAAGTAAGGCCGCGGGCCCGAGCCGGTCTTGCCGGTGTCCCGCGAGACCGGACGGAAGAAGCTGCCACTCGCCAAGTGCGCGATGTTGAACTCGCGCCCCGGACCGCCGGAGAAGTTGAGCCGCTTGTCCAAGGCCGGCGATTGCCGGACCATCCGCAC